ACCTTCACGACTATCTGGTACAATGAAGTCTGCATCCTTACTATCCACATTTACAATTCTAACATCTTTCTTAACTTTAGGAAGTTTGCTGACGTATCTATGTTCAACAGACATGCCAACACCGCCGCCAAGCATAAGAAGATCTTGGGCAAGTACAAAATTGGTCCAATCATCACTTGCAACAAACCAACAATTATTAAGTGCTACGCCACCAAGTTTTTTATGAGATGGCGCGCCGCTATACCACCATCCACGACCAGCTGGTCCTGCTTTGCGCTCCGATAGATAATAACGGAGACGCGAAATTTCAGTTTCGCTTACATTGTGCCCAACAATATTTCCATGAATTACACGCTCAACTGTATCATTCCAATTTTCTAGCATACCATAATCTTTTCGTGCATATGTACGCTTATAAACAACTTTAGCTAGATTAGACCAATTTGACATTACAATTTCTCCTTATAGAATTTCTTTTAATTTATTTACATTAGCGCCACCAACTACACGCTGAACTTCTTTACCATTTTCAAGAACTACGAACGTTGGTACGCCGCTAATTCCATAATCTGATGCTAGTTTTTGATTTTCATCAATATCAATTACTTGAAAATCTACATGAGAGATACTTTCTTTTAACTGATTAAATACTGGTTTCGCTTGTTTGCATGGTCCACACCAACTTGCACTGAACATTAATACCGTTTTCATTTGTTTTCTCCTATACTCTTTGTTCTTTTTTAAAATTTTTATACTTCTCTTTCAAAGAAGTTTCTTTCTCTTTTAGAGATCTATCCATAATCTCTGCTACTGATTCCGTGCTTTGCTGTAGTACTTTAATCTTAACATTACTTGTGTCCATAAAAATTGGAAAAATTAATCCATCTGGACCGTTACGGTTTTTAGCCACAAAGATCCGTCCTTCGTTTGTATTTTTATCTTTTACCGTTCTTGATACTGTAAAAATAAGATCGGCAACAAAACACTTATTGAAAGCTTCGCTGATACTTTCCATAGTGATAACTTCTGCATTAAGTCCACTACGGTTAGTTTGTGAAGCTGTCCAAAGACTACATCCAAATGTTTGTGCAATACCTCTGAGTTCTTCATAGATGCCTTCAAGTTCAATTCGTTTCTCTTTTAACGCAGAGATAGGCTTAATTAGATCGCCGTAGTCTACAATGACCATATCAATACGAAAATCTTTACGTTTTAATTTTTCAAGATGATGTTTGATCGTATTAGTTGTTGCGCTTTTTGTAGGATATTCTTTAACAATAAGTTTGCCTTCGATATTTTTTACTTCATCCCAAACTTGATCTTTTTGTTCAAAAATTTCTTTCATTTGAATTCCTGTAATACAAGAATCATAACGAGTAGCAACTACTTTATCTTGTAATTCAAGAGTATAGTGTACCACATTTAAACCAGCTTGTAGAGCTACTGCGCCTAAATGTACAAGCGCCATGCTCTTTCCTGCGCCAGTTGGCGCAACAACTACTCCAAGTTCTCCTCGACCAAGACCACCCTTAGTAATATTGTCAATTAAATCCCAACCTGTACTAATTGGATTGCGGGCCATGATCTGGAATCTCTTTTCAAAATCTAAAATAAAATCATAGCCATGATTATTGTCTGTACCAAGTTTCAGTGCATCATTAATAATTTTACTAATTTCATCGTAAGATGAATTCTGCATAAGACCAACGCTTTTGATCATTGCTTCTTTTAGTTTTTGTTTCTTACAAAAATCGAGAGAAATATCTTTAATATGCTCTGCGCCTTCAATAGAAAAATCATTTGATTGAAGGCGTGCGTAGAATTCACGAACTTGTTTCTGAATTAACTCATTTTCTTTATCAAGATCAGTTCTAAGAATAGTTGTAAGCGTATCTCGCGTAGGATGCGTACCATACTTCTTACGATAATCTAAAATCTTTTCTACGAAAACACGTAGAAACTTTAATTCTAAAAAGTTAGTATCTAGTACTTCACTAATCTGATCGCAGAAAGCTCGATCATCTAGGATTAGTTGGACCAGATTTTCTTGAAATTTTGTACCATATTTTTCAAAACTGGCCTTTTCATTCATAACCGACATATTTTCTCCAAACTTGAGCACAATCTACAGTAAAAATTAACAGTTTTCAAGTACAATGTTTTTCATTCTCATAAAAAGTTCATCTAGATTTAGAGAAGCAAACCCATCTTCAATCATCATTTTAATGATTTCTTGTTTATTGAACGTGCATTCGCTATTTTGTAATGTATAGTCAATTTTTTGACTATCTTGAACTGATATATTTGGAACAGCGAGTTGCATAATTTTATAATTATCTTCAATTTTTCTTTTTTGTTCTATAATATTTTTATAAGCTTTTAATTCAGAATTGGTTTTCTTACAAAAATCTATAACTTCATCTATTGTATAGAACTTCTCTTCTGAAAGAAAAGGAAGTCTTTTTGCAACAGTTGGAAGTCCGACACTATCTACTCCATCGATATTATCTGATTGATCACCCGATATGGCCCTAGCTAAACAAAAATTATTAGGATGAATTTTATATTCTTCAAGAATTTTTTTAGTATTTAAAATTTGTTGCTGAATTGGTCTATAAAGAATAGTATCTTTGTCACAAAGCTGGATAAAATCTTTATCGCTTGATACAATAATTTTATTATAGTCTACGAGCGAATGATGATTGGCGACCGCTGAGATAACATCGTCTGCTTCCACAGAATCTAATAGAAGCTGAATGATTGGCATATTATTGATGTAATCAACAAGCCGTGTCATTTGCCAGATTTTATTTTCTAATTCTTCATTCTCAGAAAGATTCTCGATACTTCTATTTAGCCGGATTGGTTTACGACCATCCTTATAGTTTTTATTCATAAGCTTTCTTTTGGCAGAACCGCCCTTGCCGTCCCAACAAATTACAACCCTATTAGGTACAGTTTCTCTAATAAGTTTTTGTAGAATTTTTAAAAATCCAGTAATACCTCCAATTGGTTGACCATTAGAAGATACGCTTGGATCAACAATATAAGCTCTAAAATAATTGTTATTTCCATCAATAATTAAAACTTTCTTTTTATTCATATAACACCTATAATAAAAATGCTGCCGTATTTCTACGGCAGCAAAAAATAAATAATTTCTAACGTACTTCTGGTCTACAAACGCATTGTAATTTTTCTTGTTGCCAAGAAATTTTTTGCGGATAACAAATATCATCGCAGTCTTTTCTTGTTTTTAACTCGTGATGAGAACAAGAAGTTAGCACTAAACTAATAATAAAAATATATTTTAACATATTATTCCTTCTTGAACTTATAAGTTCCAATAACTTCACTATCAACAGTATAAAATACTTGCGAGATTCCACGCTCTTCCATAACAGCATGGCACATAGAACAAGGCTTACTCATTCTATCTTCATGATTCTTCTTGGAAGAACGAGCAACATAAATAGTTGCACCTTTAGTTAATGCACGATCAATATTTAACATCGCCTTGAGCTCTGCATGATAGGTCGCAACACCCTTTGACTCATGCCGATGCTTTGCTCCAATTGAAGAATACTTCTCAGAATTAATACCTACATTAATAATTGCACCGCCACGCACTAGAACTGCGCCATGACGAAAGTTACCATAGGTAGAGCACTCTGCAAGCTTCTTAGCTAACTGGAAGATACCTCCGTGTCTTCTTGGAGGTATCCTTCTTACTAATCAGCATCTCCTGCGGGTCATCGTTATCCATGTTGTTCTCCTCAACGTTATGGAGCTACTGTAACATCTTTCATTTGTACAGTCAAGTTCTTACGCGCTTCTGCTGCTGCTTTTGCCATTTCTTCATACCTTTGAAGGCGCTTTCTATCTTCTTCACGACAAGGATTACAGAGCGTAGAAATCCATCCTTCATCATTTGGCTTACCTGGATTGCCGCATGCCTCACAAGTATCAAGCGACATTATTTCTGCCATATGAATTAGACCACTAACATAATCATCTTGATGATTAACATAGAATCTTAGACCGCCAAATTTTTCTTTTACTTGCGTTGCTTCAATTTGTGGATAGTTTGGAGCATCTGGTGGTAGTTCGCCGCGCTCCTTTTTATATTTAATTCTCCAATTTTCATTTTCAATATGGTTTTGAATACTATTACAAAGATTATCAATAATTGAGTACCATCCGTCACTGCAGTCAATTCCCCAACACATAGCTGTCTGCCGCATATCTAGATCTTTTTGAGCAAAAATTTCTGGCCATCGTTCATAAAGTTGTTTTTGAAGTTCTTCACGCATTTTTATTTTCCTAAAATTAATTTTTTGATCTAACATCTTCCCACAACGTCTTTAACACAGCATAAAGAATTTCACCTCTATGCGATGTTCCATTCATTTTAATTTTTACTTTTTTATTATTTTTAAAACACTTGTCGCATGGAACATATCCCCATGCATTATATTTTTTTTGATTTTTTTCAGAAAGGGTTTCTCTAAATTCATGAGAGGTTCTCCCCGAGACAAAAACCTCTATACAGCATTGTGGCAAGCCAGAATGCTCTCCCTCGAGTCTATTTATTACCTCTTGTAAGGCTTTAATCGCAAGTTTAGTATTTTTATTTTTTTTCATTTATTCCTCAATTCCAAAATCTTTACGCATCTTAAATATCGCAAGATTTTTATTTTTTGCTTCTACGTCAATATCAATTTGATCTTTTTTAAGATATTGTAGCTGAAGCTCTGGAATTGTATGGATCATTTTTGAATGCGCTCTTTTTTGGTTGAAAGGAGCATTTTCCATACCCGGTTCACTATTTGATAAATGTTGTAAAGGACGAATATTACCCCATGTATCACAGCAAAGGTTAAATGCATCATCAAAATGAAGAGATCCCATATTAAACTGAAAATGATGAGAATCAAAAACAACAGGAGTACCACAAGAGCGAAAAATATTGCAGAGCTGAACGACATCATAACATTTCTCATCATTTTCTAACGTAAGTCTATTTTTAACATTAGATGGCAAAGAATTAATTACATTAATTAGTTGCTCGCTGCGATTTGCTTTACCACCATGAATATTAATTGCATAGTAAGGAGTCTCGTCAAAACCCATTACGTCAAATATCCATGCATGGTATTGCAGCTCGCGAATAGAATTTTCTACGACGTTTTGTTTGTCGCTAGATAAGACTGTGAATTGTCCAGGGTGCGTTGTGACTCTAATGCCAGCGTCCTTAAACATTTGTCCAAGAGTTCCGAGTCTAGAGATAAGGTATGAATCATTTCGCGCATCGTCTCCACAGAATTCATAAAGCGGGAAAAGGCTACTTGACAATCTGAATGATTTGATGCGTGCTTTAATGAGGTAAGGAAAAATTCTGATGTGTTCTTCGACATTATTTCGATATGTTTCAGTAATTCGGTCTGTTGAGTATTTTCCATTTTTATATGCTCCAAGTTGCAGGCTTTTTTCTTCAATTGCATTCTCAAATATAAGAGTTCCGTCTCGTTTTGTACGAGGCTCGAGCCACTGACAGCAAAGTCCTAAAGCCATTAATTAACTCCCTGACGCTTCTGCAAATAAGCGTCGTCAATAATATCCCAAGCTTTCATGAATCCGAATACAAATTGTATTCTTTCTTCTACTGTTCTAAACCTATATAAATTACTCTTAAACGAAAGAGACATTTCTTTATCTTCTAGGCGGTAAAGCCACTCTGTAAATTTATTCCAGTTCTCAACTTCATCAACAATATATAGAGGAAAACCGTTTGTGTCAAGCTTTTCAAATTTAATCATTTTTTCTCCAATAAAAATTCCCATGTAGGAAATACTCTACATGGGAACAAAAGAGAAGTCAAGTATTACTAGAATTTAAAAACGTATACCTTACTTTTAAAAATTACTATCTTAATTTTTTTATTTTTTGTATCTTTTTTTTTATTTTTTCTGCTGATCTTAATATTTCTTTCGCACGTTCCAGTTTTTTTGTATTTTCTTTCATTTTTTTTAATTTAAAATATAATATTATAATAACTAAGATACAAAAAAATGCAGATAACATCTCCTTTCCTCCAATGGGTTAGATGTTGACTTCTCTTTTATTTGTGTTGATATAATTAATTTTGTTATTTTTTAGTCAAAATAAATAGTTTTTTAAAAATAAAAAACCCGCCTATTTTTAGGCGGGTTAAAAATATTTATATTTTTTTTATTCACTAATTTGTTTTAGAAGCTCTCCATTGAAAACTCCAATAGATGCCATATGTGATAAATACTTTTCTTGATATTCAACCATTTCTTCTGAAGTTTTTCCATGTTTTTCCATCAAATATACTGACTTATAAATCATTGCTTCCATGATTGAAGCAATGAAAAATTTTTCTGGATTTGTCAACACTTCTTGAAACATTCCTGTTGGTTCCCATTTTTCAATTAAACCATTTTCATCAAGATATTCTTTTACATCAAATTCTTCAGCAGCAGAATTTACATCTTCGCTATTGAACTTTTGTTCCTCTTCAGTTTCTACTGTTTTGTTTTCATTCTTATCTTCCATTATATTCTCCATTAATCTAGTGATAGTTTATTTTCTTGTTCTTCTTCCTCTAAATTATAATAATTTCTTGCATCACCTTCGCGAGTATCGAATTTTACTATAATTTCATTATCCATAATTTTTAATACAGTATCTCTAAATGCTTGTTCTTTCATAAGTTCATCCCAAAAAGTACTTTGAAATTTTCTTGGCTTACCTTCAACTTCGATTTCATACCAAGCTCCCATTTGTTTGATAAATGGCTTAATAGCCGTAAAGATACTTTCATTATCTAATACGCCAACATCATCAGAGCCCCAAAGAATCTTAAAAAAACATTCTCTCCCTTGAGTGCCAAATCGAGATTTTTCTAATCTGGCTTTAACTTCTGAGCCGATTCTATAGCCCCTATCATCGTTAACATAACTATTTTTATCTTTTACTCCCGTAAGCCATATACGTAAACTATAAGAATATGCTAAAGCTTTGCCGCCTGGTGTTGTATATTTTTCAATATCTTGAGCATATTTTGGATTAGTTACATTTAAATTAGTTTTTAACTGATTTAAAACTAATAATGTAGATTGTTTATTTGCAATTGGCTGCACTAATTTTGATAAACCTTTTGAAAGAATACGAGGCTTAACGGCCATAGATGACTGTGGGTCGTAATCACCTTCAATATCACTCTTGCTAGGAGTTAGCGCCACCGAATCCCAGATAAACAAATATTTGTTATCTGACGTAGTCATCAATTGCTCAATAGTTTCTAGAACAAATTCTACTGAATCTGCTTGAATATAAAGCAGATCATTAATATTACATCCCGCTTTTTCTAAGAAGTCAGGATCAATTGCGCTCTCACTATCAAAATAAACAACTGTTAATCCCATCTTTTGGGCATTACCAGCTATTTGTGCTGCCATATAGCTTTTTCCACTTGCCGTTTCGCCTGCAAGTTCCGAAACTTTGCCAACAGGGATGCCAGCCAGTTTACCTCTACATATAATGGAATCAAGCCAGCGTGATCCTGTAGGAATCCACTCAGTGACTTCGGTAGGATTTGTTTCTTGAAGATCATATGCTACTTCCTTACCGTTTTTTTTATTAATCATGGAACGAATATCTGCTACGGATATTTTACCCGTAGCAACTGTTTCTTTTTTTTTCATTTTTTCACCATAAAAAGGGGACACGAGCGCAAAACTCGTGTCCCACTAAAAAAACTAAGAGTTCATTAGTTCTTCGAACGCATCATCAACAGGATTCTTTTCTGTTTTTTTCATAGGCTTAACAGCAGCTTTAGCTGCATATTTAGAGGTTTCATTAGAGACCTGTTCCACATCTTCATCGGATGCCGCGCCACCAGATAGATATTCATCTAGAATAGCAGCAACCTCTGCGCTGGTCTTGCGTTTCTGTAGACCTTCAATATCTGGGATTGACTCTAGAAGTTCTTTACAATCTTCGATTGAGCCTTGACAAAGCTTACTAGGCATACGGGCTGGCGTTAGTTTTGGCGATGCAAAACTCTGATTACCGTTTTTAGCTGCCGTTACATTTAGGTCTGTGCCTTGGTCTGTGTCAGTAATATCACCATATTCTGGGTTTAGGGTGTATCCAAGAAGATCTTGGTATACAGTCTTGCCATAACCCCATACTTTTACGCCCTCTTTTTCTTCGCCGCGAACAACGATTGGTGAGAAGAATCGTTGACGAGCGAGGAACTTACGCGCCATTTCGGCGCTTTCTTCTGTTTTTTCTTTATATAGTTTTGAAGCAAATTCACAAGCAGCACATTGCTCACCGTAATTTTTCTTAGGGCAAAGGAAACCGCCTGGTGCTAGGTCATAGTGAAACCAAAACTCCTTGAAAGGATCACCATCTGGTGATGGTAGAATACGAACGGTGTACTTTTGTCCTTCTTTTGGACCCCAAAGAATGTCCTTCTTTGACCCCTTGTTGCTTAGTGCCGCTAGTTTTGCCTTCATCTTCTTAATGTCAATAGCCATTTGTTTTTCTCCATAGTCGGTCGGGAGTCGCCCGCCGAACTGTTAAAAGCACTATAGCATAGCCGATACTGTAGTGCAAGTACTTTTTAAATTTCTTTAATTTCTACAACTGAAATTTGTCCAACTTGTTTGGAAAAATTAAATGTTCTAAAATCTGCTCTTTCCCAATCCCAAACTCTTTCCATGCCTTTTTCTAAATTATGTTTTTCAATTCCCTTCAACATACTAGAATAGAAGCTAGTTGGCAACTCATTTAATCTACTAAATAACATTTTTCTTAGAGAGCCATCTTTTGTAAGAAAAGAACCCATATAAACATTTACTTTCATTCTTGAATCTTTCTACTTTGTGCTGTCATAAAACAATAATTTTCTTTAGAAGAAGAAGAATAAATTTTATAGGCAACTTTTGTTATATCATTATTTTTAGTTTTCATTTTCTCTTTTATTATTTTAAATAAATCGCCATCGTTTGTTAATTGATCTTCATTTAATACAAAATAAAATGTTTTATAATCAATATAATCTAAAGGAAAAAATAATTTTTCTTCGTCTGTTTCAATATCATAAAAACCCATCGTATTAATTCTAAAAAAATCTAATGGTTTTGAAGAATTTTCCATAACAGGTTTACTTTTAGCAAGATTTAAAATAGATGTAAAGGTTGAAAAAAAAGTTTCATTTATTTTTTCATAATAATTTGAAATAGAAACTTTTTTCAAAATTTTTTCTATTTCTAAATTACTGACTAAAAGTATATCAACAAAAGCACCAGATCTAGCATATTCTTGTAAAACATTAAAAGTTATTTTTTCTTCTTTAATAATTTGATTATTCCCTATTGTATCAATATCTGGCCTAATATAAATTACTTTTATGAAGCACTGATCTTTTAGATGGCGCAAAAGAGATAATGCCATCCCGGATATATTTCCGCCACCCGCTAAAATTAATATAACATTATTTTTAATATCAGAAAGTTCTTTTGATAAATCTGGACATAGCCTATCATATTCGTGATGTGATTCTAATCTAGATATATTTATACAATTTTCTCCTTCTATGTCTACATCAATTAATTTAATATTAAAATTAGATAAATTTTCAAATTTTTCAGCTATGCTGCATCCGGCAGAGCCTAAACCTATTATATTATACATATTATACCTTTAAATTTAATTTTTTCATTTCACCAAAATTTCTACCAGCCTCAATTTTTACAGGAAAAATACCATATATAGTATTTTCTAATCTTTTTATTATATCTAGTATATAAATTTTTTCTTCATCTTTTAAATCAATAACAAATTGATCGTGTAACAAAAAAGAAATAAAACTTTGTTTATTTGATAAATAATCATATACTTCTAATACTTGTCTATGAAATAAATCAATGAAAGTGCTTTGATTTAAATAAGAGATTGCATGATGTTCATCACTTTGAATTATTCTATCAAAAGGAGTATATACGTGTTTCCCATCCCAATATTTTTCTTTTAAATATTTTTTATTAAAAATTTCTTCTAGTGGTTCTTTGTATATTTGTGCATTTACATTATTTGAATTATACAACCAAGCCGTTGTGGCTTCTTTGACCTCAGTTCTGGACAATTTATTTTCATAAACTTCTCTTTTTAACATTTCATATAGATCTTCGGATGTTTGCTGTTTGCCAATAAGTGCTAGTGAAGTTCTTAACTCAGCAGCATTCATATCAAACGATAGAAACCAATCATTGTGTGGTTTTATATATTTCCTATATTTTTTTGGATAACTTAATATCGGAAAGCTGTCTTTTGTAGTAGATAAGCGACCGGTGATTGCTCCAAAGAGATTGTATTCTATGCACTTATTTCCAATTAATAATTTTCTATAATATTGAAGGCTTCTATCATCTGTTAGATTATTTTTGAAATCATCCAAATCAATATTTTGATTCCTATCTTTAATATCAAAAAGAAGTTCGTTGAGCCTACGATAGAAATCATATTGCTTAGGTCTATCATAATTTTCAAATATATGTTCACAAATTTTATTTTTAACATCACAATATTGCTCTAAAAAAGAATTTGGAACAAAATCATAAAAACAATTTTCTTTTAAAGAAATTTTTGCATTTTTTAAAGAATTATTAATAGAATTAATTTTTTTATTAATATTTTCTAAATCTTTTTTAAATATTTCAGGACATATTTCTTCAAGAGTCTTAGACTCTACATATAGATTTGCATAGTCTATATTTTTTCCTTTTAAAAATTTACTGTATGACCAAGTTTTAGAAACATTATCTGGTAATTGATCTATGAATTTATTATTTATATAATAATTCTTACACTCATTTTTTTCATCAAAAGTTTGAAAAATCATTTTACCTCTAAATAATAATAACTGGCTTAATATTATTATTTGTATATGTAGACGTAGCGTCTGCTAACGACATCCAATCGTTTTGTTGTAAATTATTTTGATTTTCTTGTCCAGTACTTTCTTCAGATAAAGATATTAATGTTTTTGATGTTTGTATTAATTTTATAAATTCATTTTTAAAAGCATTATTTATTACTTCTAAAGCTTTATCTTCAAAATTATATTTATAATAATTATAAGCAGAATCTGTTATATAATCAAATTCTTCTTGTGTCATAGAAGAAGATATTTCTTTATGTCTAAAAAAACAATAAAGCCTTAGCCAATATTTATCATCTAAATTATTAACAAAATTTATTATATCTGTGGATTCTTCTCTTTGAGAAAAAGGATTAAGCCCAAAACCAGAACAAAAATCTTTTAAATTTTTTTTATAGATATTGTTATCTTTAATGAAGACACTATAAGATGTAAAGTAAAATACTTTTAAATATTTTAAATCATCAAGAAACACTTTTCTATATCTTTTTGCAAATAAATCATTAATATTATTAAAGCCACTACCGTTTAAATATTGTAAAAAATTAGCTGATTCAAAATCAGGATATAATATCCACGGAGTATATTTATCTATCAATAATCCTCTGACTCTACAAAAAGCTGCAAATTCATGAAAATTATTATCTAATAAATAATCTTCGTATATATCTCCTATATCATTTGTATCTTGGTCACCTATAGATATTTTTAATCCATTTGTAAAATTTATACCATAACTTAGAACTAAAGAAGATTTTGTTACAGTCTTTATATTTGAAATTTTTGATAAATACTTTGTATATTGTAAGATAAAATCTTTTACATTAGTAATAGAAGAATTTAAATTCTTATCACTTAAAACATAATTTTTAAAATTATTAGCAAGAAAAAATGTGTTATATTCAAAAATTTTTTCAATATTTTTATACCCTTTATATAATTTTATATTTGCAAAGCGTGATTCTGTGCTAAAATTTCTTCTTTTTTCTTTTTCTATATCGTCTAATAGATCTAAGAAAGCTTTGGCTGCAAAATCTTGAACAAAGATATTAGAATTATCAAAAGAATAATCTTTTAAATTTTGTAAAACCATATTATCTGTTGGCGCAATAAGATCATAATCTTTGTCTAAATTACCTATTAAAAAATTTTTTCCTAATAAATCACCAAATTTTAATTTTCCTAATACCCAAGTATCTTTATGATTTTTATTAAAATTTATAACATAATTTAAAGTTTTTTCATTGTAAGATTTAATAGATTTTAATTTTAAAATTATATTGGAAAAAGATGCTTGTGTATATAAAGGATAATTTAAACTTGCTTCATCGCTATTAATCATCACATGTATCCTCATATTTTATAGCAGATACAACTTTGGCTGACTTGCCGGTGCCAGTTACGTGCGCATAAAGAACACAATTAATTTTTGTTTCATATTTAGAATCTGAAAGTGTTGTCGTAACATCAACAACTTGATAATAACCACCAAGACCTAAAGAACTTTGCAACTGCACAGCTTGTTGGCCAGTTAAATATAAAGGCTCGATATAAATAAAATCACCTGGTCTAAAAATATTATTTCCAAATAAAATTACTTCTACGTCATAAACATCTTTTAATACTGAGGAATTTTTTGTTCCTTCTCTATTAGCAAGAGCTTCTTTTTGATATAAATTTTGTGTTTTTGAAAAATTTATACTTTTAACAAGTCCAGTATCTCTTCCTACTCTAACATGGTAGACGCCCAAATCAGCATCTAAATCAGCATCTCCTGCATGAGTGACTGCAAAGCTTGGTAAGTGAGTTGAATTATATATCATTAAATAATTTAAAGTGCTTCTTGCATATTGATCATCGGTTAAAAACATATTTGCTTCTCTCATATCCGATAATTTATATTTAAAATATTCATCATCTATATATGTGGTAGCTTCATTTGTTCTAACTAATGCTCCAACTGGATTTATGTTTCCGCTAAATGGAAGTATAGAAGCTCTATCTTTAAATATAGCATCTTTTTTTGGGTCTCTAGCGGGTAATGTTAAACTTAGTGTAGATAAGCGAAAACTATTTGTACCATTATAATTTTTTGTAAAATTTCCAAAAAAAGCTGGAGAGATCGCTATACCAACTACTTCATACATTAGATCATAAATGAAAGATAATAAAGGATAATTTTCTCTTTTTTCTTTAACAATTTTTTTAACAAAAAAAGATTGAAAAGCTCTTAAAGAAATAGGAATATCAGCAATATTTAATTTATAAGTTGTTCCTACTACATTTACATCTAAAACATTATATCTTGCTTTTCCTTCGTTTACCTCTAATGCTTGAGGAATTAATATTTCTAAACTTCCAAGAATTATTCTCGGCTTATCTTCTGCATTTTTAACTAAATCAAGTGAGTCTAAGAATACGTCTAATATATCTCCAAGAAAAATAAATTTAACTGGTATTAGAGGATTTTCTTTTGCATCAAAAAATTCCGGTGTTGCTTCCAATATTTGTTCTTCAATTATATCTGCGATTTCTTTATCTTCTTCTTCTTCTCTAGGAGCTACTGGCATAGCTTCAGCGGCGCTTGCAACTTTAAATGTTTTTATAGCATCATTATTTGCAAATTGTACATTTAAATTATTATATTCATCCAAAAGAGAATCAGAAAGAGCTCTAAATTCAGCTACAACTTTTTCAATAGTTTTACCTATTTTTTTCAAAGCACCAGCCATTATTCCATCATCAGAAATAACTACTTTAGTAATTGTCATTAATTGAGTTACTTCTGAATCATCTAAAGCTGTTATTCTTTTAACTGATCTTCTGGCCGCTGCAGTACCAAGAGCTAATAGGACAGCTTTTGTAGAATATTTTGATATATGATGATTTCCGACTACTGCAGATCCAAATACTCCCATGTCAGTTGGATCTGCTTTAAATTCCCATATTTTAGAATCACCTCTAATACTTCCATTTGGATTTAATCCAAATAATTTAGTATATATATCTTTATATAAAGATAAATGATTCGCATCAATTTTATTTTCTAATTCTAATCTAGCTGCATTTGCTTCTTTTTCTTTTTCATCTTTTACGTCTTTTCCTTGCTTACAATTTGCTCTATCTAGAGCTTTTCTTGAATCAACAATTAATTTTCTATATTTTTCATTTTCTTCAACCATTTTTTTATATTGGTCGCTAACAGTTAATATATTTATATCATTAATTATTTGCTCAATAGCTGCTATATATTTTATTTTTACACTTATAGAACCATTTTCCATAAAATTTATATCATGAGAATAAGGCGTAAGAAAAAAGCAAATTTTTGCTGATAAAATAGCTTTTCTTATATTTTGAGCTAGAGCTGTTAGTGACTCTATATAAGCTTTTGGATTTGATAAAGTGCTATAATCAATGTCAGCTCTATTTAAAATATCAACTAAATATTTTACATCTGGCTCTGCATATCCGGATACTACTTTAATCCTAAAATATTCTCCAAATTCTTGAGCAGTCATACCGCCTGGTCCGACTGTTCCATCGCTTTTTACGCTTGATGGAACAACTAAATCAGAATATTTAAATTTTATTGTACCAACTTTATCAGATTTACTTTTTTTTAGAAGTCTTTTATCGCCATCTGTTATAGAAATTTCATTAATGAAACTTGTAATATCTTCAAAAAATAGTTCTAATTCTGCTTCAATGTTTGAATTAGACTCAGCAGGATTTGTGCCTACATATTTATAATAAAAAGACTTTATACCTCCTCCTTTTAATCTTCCATTCTCTTGTAGAAATTCTATATCATTTTGTTCATCTGTTTGTAAAACATCATTTGTGTATAATGATTTATTTTCTTTATTAACTAAAGCTGAATCGTTAAATGGAATTTTCCAAGAAACAGATTTAGAAAAATCTAATCTTTTTCCAGTTGGTTCCTCTATAAAATAAGGATAAAATACTTTATATAATTTTATTGTTGGAACTAAAGCATTAAAAAATTTATTATCTATTCGATTAAATAAATAATTTGTGAATTCAGTTTTATATAAAAATGCACCTAATTCAGCACAAGAAACACCTACATTATTTTTTACAAAGTTTCTTTGATGTCTTTTGGCATAAGAATCTTCTGGATAGCCAGAACGTTTATCTTCTTTGCCTTTTTCGACGGAAAGTTTACAATGATTATGTAAATAGCCGATATTCAACATTAAAGCAGCTTGTTCATTAAATCTTAATCTATTTTTAGCTTCGTCTCCGCTTAAAATTTGAGTTAATTTATTTAACTCAGCTTTTGCTGCTTCATCTAAATCTTTATCTTCTGCTGCTGTTGTCATTATACTCTCTTCTATTTAATTATAAATACTTTAACATGTCTACTAAATTTACAGGAACAATAATTGTATCACCAACTTTTACATGAGATTCTGTTGGTTTTTTATTTATTCTTGCTATTATCCACCAATCTTTTGCATCACCAAAATATTTTTCAGCTAATTTATAATATCTATCTCCGTAGGACCATACATGATTAATAAAATAAACTCCTGCCATTTCATTTATATTTAATTCTGTAAATACTGGTGTTTTAAATTGTCTTAAAAAATTAATATTTTTTTCTCTTAAAATATTATAATAAATTTCATGATTATTAATTAGTATTTGTCTATCATATCTTTCTATCATATCTTTCTCCAAGTTTATTTTTTCTTAAATATAGGTTGGTTGTTTCCTATATCATTTGGTTGATCTATGAACATATCATAATATGCATGAGGAAATACATACATTGGTCGAGTACTTTCACCACCTGTTCTTGTATAATTAAAAAGATATTTTTCTCTTGGCTGTAAATTATTACTATTTCTTCCTAATGGAGAATCATGTAAAATATTAAAAACTATATCTACTTGTAATAGTTTAGGAAGAATAAAAATTCTTTCTGATTTATATCTAGCGCCAGGAGATGTAACACCTGTATCGCTTTTTTCTTTTAAAAATTGAGAACCATCAGGCTGTAATTTAGAAGCTTCTAATAAACTTTTATAAGTTTCAGTAAAAAAACCAGAATCAACTTTTGGTTTAAAAGCAAAACTATCAAAAAAACCTATCAAAGGTTTACTAACGCCATCTTCTATTAAATTAGGTAGAAAAACCTTAAACAATGGCGGAGTTTGTATTATGCTTGTATCTAATTCACCTTCTTTATATGTTGGATACATGCCTTGAATAATTGCATCCATCTTAGCTCCGTTCATAGCCGCTTCAAGTGGCTCATAGCTTGGTACATCAAAAGAAAAAGAAATAGATCTTACAGTATTTTTAAATGTAGAAATTGGATCCATTCTACCATAAACTTCTTGACTTTGCCAGTTACTTTTAAAATTATCTTGGAAAGCAGTTAAAAAAGCTGCAAATCTTACTGTGTTTTTAACATTTAAAGGAGTTATATCAATATAAAGAATATCATTAGTTACTAGCCATTCATCTCCATTGTAAAAATTTGTAGCTGCCATTATTTATGTCCTATTTTTTAATATTTCTTTTTGTTTTACTGAGCTTATTAAATGAGCGGCAAAATCTCTACCACCAGATTCTAGTACTATTCTCATCGGCTTTCCTTCTTGACCAGAATCCCCGCCAGATTTATTTTCTTTTGTTCCTAAAACTTCTTTTAAAGCTTGTACTAAAGCGTCTTTTTCGCTATCTTTTGATTGTTTTTGTGCTTCAAAATATGCTGACGCTATATCTACAAATTGTTTTGCTGGTTCTAAATCTTCTTTTTTAAGAGATTTAACAGTATTTAGTGTTTCGTTTATAGTGCTCAATGTAACAGTTTTGTCATTTGGTAAAGTATTTATAGCTTCTCCAATTAATTTTATTCCATTCGCAATGCCATCAAAAACAGTCATGTCGGAAAAACTAGAAAAAGTTTGTAGGGTTGTAGCTAAAGTATTTAATGCTTGTATTTTTGCATCATTTATTTCATTTATTGCTGAATTAATTGTTTTTATTGAATTAATTGGTTTTGAAAAATCTGTTTCTAATCCACTAAAATTCATCATTGCAACAGTAATTGCATCAAAAGATAAATTTAATTTTGATAAATTATCAGGTAAAGTAGAAACAACAGTATCAAAATCTTTAAAAGCAGAAGCAGAAAGTTTTAAACCACCACCGATAGCCAAAAGAGCTAAACCGAATATCCCTAATACAACTGCTAATTCACCTATATATAAAATGCCTAATTCAAAAAATACTAAAGCAGCTGGGTTTGTTAAAACGGCACCTATTCCTATCACCAAAGCAACAGCGACAGCTAACAAAAGTAAGCCTGCTAATACTTTCTTCCAATCCATTTGGGAAAATAATAAAAATGATGCACTTATTGCTAGTAAGCCCAAGCCCATCATTAATGCTGACGCAGTGAACATCATTACTCTACTTAATTTTATATCAACTTCTGACATACGTTTTATTCCATATGCTAATGCAAATAATGTTAATCCAAAAGTTAATACATCGCCTAATTTTAATTTTTCAAAAAATCCTATAGCTATACTCAATGCAAAAGATAAACCAACTATTGATAGTCCTAAAACTACTATTGCTGTAAGAGTTTTGCCTGGATTTGTTGCGAATTCTTGTATTCCTAATCTTAAATTTCTCATAAACATTCTAAAACCAAGACCAGCAGATGAACTTGGTGCCTTAGACATAGTTTGCTGAGCGTTCGATAGATTTCCAGCAGTATTACCAGCAGCGGCTGCTGTTTGTGCAGCAGAGCCGGTATCTGCTACTGTTTTTGCAGTACTAGCGGCAGCAGATGTAGCATCAGCAGCGGCTTTTGCACCACTAGACATTATTCCAAAAAAACTCAAAAATGATCTACCAGCAGTTGCCAGAGTAGAACCAATACTAGATATATTTGTTAATATTAGTCTAAATCCACCTCCAACCATTAAAAATACAGCCTTAGTTTGTTGCCAAGCCATAATAATAGTAAAAAGACCTAAGAGCACACCGCCGGCGCCATTTCCTGCATCTGCAAATTCAGCTAATACTTCTACTATAGCACTTATTACTTTAGCTATTGGTTTAATTATAATAAGAAAAGAATTAAATAATTCTTTCATTTTATCTGTGGTTTCTGCTGCTGATTTTTGTGCTTTTTCTAGTTTTTCTTGTGAAGCTTGTTGAGCTTGCATATCCATAGTTAATTCATAAGTAGATTTTGTAAATAACTTTGTAGCTTCATTTATATCTTTTATTCCTAAAGCAGCAGCATAAGCTCTTTGTTCGTGCTGTGTTAGATTTTCAAAATTTTTACCGGAAGCATCAAGAGATCTTTTTAAAATTAATAATCTTTCATTATCTTTAGCGTTTAACATTTCAACGGAATTTAAAAATGGACCACCTAAAAGAGCATTTAATCTTCCTGCTGCTCTTGCAGATCCTTCAAATGTATCCCATTGTTCGCCAATTATTCCAGATAACGCTGAAACTTCCATTCCTAAAGATTTAGCCTGTTTTTGTAATTCTACATAAACATCATATGCCTGTTTACCATAAGCAGCTAAGCGAGGCATATTTGCTTCAAATTCATCTGCCATTTTTTTTGGAGGAATTCCTGCTCCTATGGCTGCTCTAGCTAAATCTTCATTTAATTTTTCTGCCTGTTTAATAGAATAACCAAATGTTTTAGTTAGTGTATTAATATTTTTACCTGTTGTTTCGGCAGATATACCTAAAAGAGATAGCTTAGCAGCAGAAGCAGTTAATTGATCTTGTTGTTCTTTAGAAAGTTTAGAAAACCCAGACATAGATACAAATAACTTGCCCATAGATTCTGACATTTGTTTATATCCGAGACCAAATCTCGACATTCCCATGCCAAAAGTTCCCATAGTCCTATCGATCTCTTGCCCAGTCATTCTTGTAAATTCTACATTGGATTTATTTACTGTCTGTAGCATCTCCATAGTACTTTTAGCATATTGTAATGCAAATGCTTGCGATGCTAAAAACCCTTTATTCATATTTTGATAAACATCACCCAAGCCCAGAGCATCAGCAAAGCCTCTTTTTATTATTCCTGATATTTCTTTAAAAAAGTTTCTTTGTACTTCTAGTTGCAAATTTAATCGATATGCTGCTTTTACTTGCTCATCTACTATTTTTAAATTATTTCTTTCTTCTTCTAATATTTTTTTTAATATTAGAAGCTGCTCTTCATCTTCTTTTGTTAGTTGTTTATTTGTTCCTTCTCTTTTAGCTTCTATTTCTTGTATTTTTTCATAAGCTGTTTTATAAGTTTCTAGTGATTTTTTTCTTTCTTCTCTAGCAATTTTTAATAATTCTTCTTTGGCTATTTCATCACCATATCGACCAGAAACAACTGATTCAATTTCTTTTTCTAAGTCTAAAGCTACCTTTCTAGCCTCTGACATTTCTTTAAAAATAGATACTCCTTGAGCAGCAGTAAGATTACTTTCTTTTAAAAGTCTGTTAAACTCATTAAGAGCAGCAGTATCGTTTTCTATATTTCGACTAGAGCCGTTAGCCATTTATTTTTTTCCTAAAAAAAGTTTCTTAAATAATTAGTATTAATAAAAAAAGCGGACCAAAAGGTCCGCTTTTTATTTATTTGAAGCTTTTTTTATTTCATCAGATTCTTTTTTAAGCTGATCAATTAATTTTTCTACAAACCATTTTCTTAATGCCACTGGAAGATTATAACTTTCAAATAAACTAAATCCTCCATAATATTTTAAATAAAAAAATTGTTCATAAATATTTTGTTGATATTCATCACTCAAACCAAAAGAAGTCTGCAGATAGTGGAACCTCCAAGTCCACTTCATAATCACACTTAGGACATACAAATGATTTTGTCAAATTAACATCATCCACAGTATGTTGATAAACAGTTCTAATATATTTAGAATCTCTTGCAGGCATAGTTTGTAAAGCTTTTTCAATTAAAACCTTATCATATACTCCTTGAATAGAAACAGTCATACATTTTAATTGATCAAATAATAATGAATCATTTTGATTATTATTTTTCTTTTTCATTTCTGATGATCTAGATATTGTTTTTTCATCGACGCCAGTAAGAGCCTTACAAACAACTTTCCATTTGGTTACAGGTAATTCAAAATGAAAAAAACCATTTTCGTCTACATCTACTTTTAATGATTTATCTTTTTCATTTTCAATTTTTTCTAATAAATTAAATTTATACTTAACTCTTTCCGAACAAGCTGGACATGTAATTTGTGTCAAATAATCAGGACCATATCCAGAAATTCTAGAAGAAATAACTATTGCATTTCTATCAGATAAAGTTAAACTATCAGGATTGATATTTTTATTAACTAATACAGATTGTATTAATCTATCTAATGCTATTCCTTTTTTTAATAAACTTTTAGAAGTTAAAATATCTTCTTCTTTAGCTGTCATTTGCTTAATCTCTAAAGTATCTTGGAGATGAAGAGGATGATCTTCTGGATAAAATATTCCTTTTGATGGAAGATCAATAACTTCTGTAGGTAGTATAAAATTTAATTGTTGTGATTGCTCATTAGTATTTTTATACTCTTGCATTTTATCAAAAAAACTTTCTGGAGGCGTTGCATCTTGTAGTGCTGGGTTTATTCCTAATCTTTCTTCTTTATTTCTCATTTTTTAACCTTTCTATCTTTTTACTGATAAATCATTTTCATATGATACTTTTTCTGTGTCTCTTCCTAAATATTTTGCTTTCGGATAGCCTGGTCTTACGCCCCAAGTGCCGTCTTTACCAGCAATTAATTTTTGACCGTCTGTTTTATAACCATCCATTCCAAGGTCTAAAACTTCTAATTTTGCATGGTCATATTGGATAGTAAAAGATATCTCTACAAAAGATTCATTGTCATATGTTAAATTACCAAAGTTTACATCACTGATAAAACCATTTGTTAGTATCCATCTTTCTATCGCAACACCTAATTCATCAACCTGTGTTATTTCAATCGGTACTGACGGTACTAGATCTTTTTTAGAAAAAGCAAAACTTTTATTATTAAATAAAATATCTCGATACATCTGATAAGATGAAAATAAATCAGGTGTCTCCGCAGCCGTTGAAACTATTTTTGCCTGTATTGGCTTCCAAGACATAATACCAGGGTAACGGAACACTTTATTTAATAATGTGTGTTCCGTTACTTTTATAGTATAAGATGGCTTTTGACATTCTTTAAGCGCATAAGTGCAACCTTCAAGATTGAAAATACTTAAATACCATCTATTTTGTCTTAGTGGCTCTGTAGCATCAGCTCTATTTATTCTTCTATCATGATCCCAAAAAGCCATTTTTTTTACCCTTTAATTACCACTGAGGGCCTCCTTCTGGAGGTATAGCTGGGTCTCCTTCTGGTCCAAGAGGCGATGTTGCATTCATTATTGCATAATCATATCTTACAGTAGTTGTTACTTCTACGATGTCTTCATTAGAATAATCTAATGCGCCAAATTGAACAGAAGTAAAAAATGGATTATAAATATCCCATTTTTCAATTGGATTTCCACCTGGATCTACTTGGGTTAAAGTTAGACTAGTTCCTAGAGCAGTTTTAAATTTTTCTTTTCCTATTGTAGAAACTTGTTTACCAATTTCAGGTCCTCGTGAAGGTATACCGTATCCAGCTTTTACTATAGTATTCCAAATTTGATCTGATACACTTGTTCCGCCAATAATTCTTGCAGCTGCAAAACTTATATTAATAGCTTCCCATTCAACTCTTCCTGGATAATAAAAGAAATGATTTAAATATTTATGAGTTATTTCTCCAATTTTTAATTTGGGTTTATCCATCTTTTTTACAGCAAATTTAGTTGTTTCCATTCCCGGTGGTCCGAATGAAATAAACCATCTATGTTGTCTTAGTGGTTCGACATTTGAAGTCCAAAATGACATATTTTTTTTCTCCTTATTTATATAAATAAATAGTTTTTATTTTAAAATTAATCCGAGAAAGAAGCACCGGAACTAGCTATTACGAAATCAATAGCAAAGAATTCAATTGCTCTAGTTGGTTTAATTAATACTTTAGCATATACAATATTTCTATCAACTAAATCAGGCGTTGTAGTAGTATTATCAAGAACTAATTTATACTCTGTAATACCAAATCTTGTTTGCACGCCTTTCAAGAAAGGATCTGCTTGTTGTAAGAATCTTTTCCAAGTTACTTCAACATTTGGATCAAATAGAACAGTAGTTGCCATACGACTAATTTCTTTCTTGATATAAATCATTAGGCGACGAACATTAATACGATCTAATGCGCTTCTTGTTACTTGTAGAGTTTTTTGTCCGAATACAACGATTCCTTCACTTGGGAAAGTAGCAATAGGATTGATGTTTGCTTCGTATAAACGATCTCTTTCTTTAGAAGTTAATTTTAATGAAGCTTGAACAACTGGTAATCCTGCTGAGCCGTTAGATAATCCTCCTCTATTAAACCCTGCTGGTGCAAACCAAACAGCAGTTTGCTTTTGAGAACTAGAGAAAGTTCCTAGAGCGGCAATAGAAGGTGGAACCCACACTAAATTACTAGTTGCTGAGTCACGGATTAGAACCCAAGGGAAGAATGCACATCCGTAGCTTGAATTCAAGGCACGCTCATTTAATTTTCTAATTACGTCAGAAACGTTAGGTCTTCTAGAGTCAGCAGTTTGTGATGCAGAAGATTTACCTTCTTCTGGAGTGTAATCTCCTTCTAGATCAACTATTGCTAACATATCTCCTCTTTGTTCACATTTTTCAATTAATAGTGAAGTAAGATTTTTATTTTCAACGCCAGGCATAACAGCAAGATTTCCTTCAATAAAATCTGGATTTGTTACAGCTTCTACTGCAACTTTTACGCTATTATACGCATAAGATGTAGTTTCATCTTTTCCTTCTAATGCTCTCTTATTGAAAGGATCTTTTTCAAAGATATTGACACCATCGAATCCTCCAACTAAAGGAACAGTAAATTTATTAAATTGTGAAAGAATCAATGGAGAACCGTCAGTTGCTTTATAGTCTAATGATGTCAAAGATTTTTTATCTTTTCTACTACCAGACACCCAAGAAGCAGCAACAGAGTTATTAATTCTATAGGTGTCGTCAGCAACAACTACTGCGCTGGCGCTAACTTCGTCTAATGAGAAAAATTCTTTTACAGAGCTAGCTTCTAAAGCAGAAACTGGATTTGATCTTAAGAAATCAGTGACATCCTTATTATATCTTTTAGTATTATTTAGATTTGTTTTTAGGCCCCAATAAACTGAAGAGAAAGTAGCAAGTCCTGAATCATCTGTTGATTTTAAAACTGGAATTTCTGGTAATACAACTGATGCTGTAATTTTTGCACTAGATGATAATACGCTAAAACTAGAAACAGAAGCAGTAACAGCAGCGGTGCTATTGTCGGCAGTCATAATGTCGGTAACATATTTTTTATTTAAATAAAAACCATAAGGTAAAAGTGATGCATTTGTTTGAGCACTTAAAACATTATCGTGGACAGCAACTCTTATATATTTTGATTTATTATCATAAGTTCCAAATTCTTTATATCTTTTCTCTATGTAATCCCATTCTGTATATTTATCGCCTATTTTTTTAGCAATAAAATCTGGAGATCCTGGATTTAAAGAAACATTAGAGAATCTTTCAAGGTACATAGGATTTGAATCATTATCATCTACTTTTCTTACGGAAACAGTAAATGAGCCATATGGTTCAAAAACATTTGGTGATGCTTTTATATCTTCAATTGAAATTTTTATATTTTCATTATTCCATGAACCTTCTGATAAACTTTCAAATTTAAATAGTGGTTCAACGGGATAGTTTCCATTTGCATCCTTAATAAAATCTTCTGGTTTTCCTAAATGTTGAGAATAGATCCAGCCAGTTTCTGCTTTTTTGGCTTTATAATTAAAATTAGTATATGAAACGTTTGCGCTTCCTAGTTCTAGTACACAAACACCAAAATCACCTGAAATTGATCCGCTATTAATAGTTTTTACAAATGATGCAAAAGATTCTCCAAGGAAATAAGAACTTGGATCTTCAACTAAGTCTGTATTTGTTAAAATAGGATTTGTATTTAAGACATTTCTAATATATTTCTTTGAATCTGGATTAAAATTAATAACAAATTTTTCTGTAGGATTACTTCCTTTTGTAATATAGACATTAGTTTCAATATCAGTGCCAGCTCTTACTAATGAACCAGTTCCTTCTACATAAACATTTGAGCCTGATAAAGCTAAGCCATAAGCCTTTACGGTGGTATCAGTAGTGGTTGTATATATAATAGCAGCCAAAGATAACGAAGCTGTTGTATTAGCTTTAGTTACGTAGATATCTGTTGCACTTTGTGATGTTGGCATAACAAAAACACCATAAGCTTTTTTTGCCGACCAACCAGCGGCTGAAGGAGTGGTACTTGCTGATTTATTAGGATTTTCAAAACCACCTAATCTTAAAAATGTAACTGGTCCTGAGTTTTTTAAATATGCTTGAGCTGCATAAGCTCCATAAGTTGGAGAAGTTTTATTTCCATCTCTCCAAATATCTCCACCTATTCCACCTGGAATTGGTTCACCAAAGATTTGGACAAATGATTCATAATCTTGAACCATAACAGGTCGCATCATTGGGCCTTTTCTGGCTGCTCCAACAATAACTGGACCCATTTCTACGCGCTCTGATGGTAAAATAGATTCATCGACTTCACTGATGAATACACCTGGGCTTACAAAACGAAATTTATCAATTGACATTATTTTATGTCTCCTTAAAAACTAAAAAATAATAAAACTTTATTTATTATAAATAGTAAACTAATTTACCAAATGTCATTTTACTTTGCATTAAAAATACTTTCTCTTGCCTTGATACATTTTGCGTCTATTTCAAATTTATTTTCTATTTGACCAAATAAATTTTTTATTTCATTCAATGAAGCAATTTCATAAAAAGTATTTCCATAAAGAATAAAATCGCCTTCTTTAACAAATAAATCTTGATCTTCTACTAATCTTCTTCTATGAAATTTAACAACTATAGAGGTAGTTCTATCAACTCCGAAAGAATCTGCTGTTGTTTTAGAGCCATCCCATGTAACTAAAGCATTAACTTTAATTGGAGGTAAGAAAGTTTTTTTTATTGCTTCTCCATAAACTGGATGGAAATGTGTATGCTCTACGCTTATAGGATAATAGACTATTGTTTGCCCTATTACTCTTTCTAAAACTTCATCATTAACTTGTTTAACTAGATTACGCTCTTTTTCTCCTAAAAATAATGGAGGTGGCGGCGCATCTGCTTGAGTAATAATTGTAGTATTATCTTTTTTTTTCCTAGCCATATTATTATCCTACAAAGATTAAGTTTGGAATATAACTTTGTGTTTTTGATACTTCCTCGGACATTTTTGCACTTTCTTCACTAATCTTTTGATATGTCATTTCAGCTAATATTGTTTTTAATTCTTCTCTTAATTCTTTTTGTAATTCTTTTCCTTCTGCTATCAAAGCAGTTCCATTTAAAGTAACTGAATCACCAGGTAAAGGAACTTTATCAAATTTACTACGAATTTGACCTAGCATTTCTTTACATAAAGCCAAACAAAATCTTCTAATCCATTGTTTTCCGATAGAATTAATTTTATCATAAGGAAGATTTTGGAAAGGTAAGGTATTCATGTTATTGACTCCATTTACATTAGAGCTAGTTGATGAATTACCACCACCTGAATCTGTATCAGTCCAAGCATCGGATGGTATCGTAAAATTAAACCAAATTTTACTAGGTCCAGTTATTTGAGAAACAGGAAATAATCTTAATTTATTATCTCTTAATTCGTAAGACCAATCTGAAATACGTGTTTTTATTGCATCTTCATAAGCCATAGCTTGAAGTTTATTTTGCCATGTAGGTATAACTTCAAAAGTACTATCGTCTGCATATTGGCCATAAGTACTTAAATTACCAACAACATTTAGACCTCCAAAGTAACCATAAAAATTCCAAGAAGCGCCAGGTGTTTTATAATATACTTTTCTTACTACTATTCTTTTTCCATTTAAATTCCATCCATTTTGTGCAGCAATATTATTTACAGCTGCCTGTAAATCATAATCCTGTTGTCCTGATATAGTATTTATAGAGGCGCTATATATAGGTTCATTACCATTTAACATTACTTCACTGTTTACTGACATACCGATATTTTTGGCATATTGAAATATCATTTTTGGAAATGCAAGAGAAGCATTTTTCAATTTATCTATATCTTGTTGAGAGCCACTTAATTGTCCTTCGCTATCAAAAGAGCCAGTAGATTGACCTAATAAAAACGGCAGAGAATTTTTAGACTGATGTAGGTTTAATAAGTAAGAATATTCTAAGCAAGCTTCTTCATAAGCCGCATAGACTTGTGTTTCAACTAATTCTACGTCTAAAACATCTCCACCTAATTTTTTATATGTAAAAGCGACTTGTTCTACTGCACCAGTCTTAAAAGAATTAATTTGCTCATTTGACCAATATTTATTGGATAAATAAACACCAAAAGGAAGAGTTGATTCTTGTATATTATCAAAATTTCCAGTTGGAGGTAAAATTACTTTACTTGTTTGAGAAATTGGAGACAAATTTGGCAATGCCATGATTATTTTCCTTGCTTATTCTAATAAGCCGGCTAAACGCATTAATCTTTCTTTAATTAGATCTATTTCTTCCTTTTTATTATCATTTATAATTTTATTTTCTATAATTGGCTTTCTAGCTTTAACAATAATCATTATTTTGCCGCCATAATAACCTTCTTGTAGTTCTTTTTTACCACGATTTCTTGTAAAGCGCTTAATTCCAACGATATCTAAGAAATCATTTACTTTTTGCGGATTAACTTTAGAAATACCTGAAAGTCCTAGCAAGAAAGCGGCAACTTTTTCTTTTTCAGAATATTCTGAGGCTTTTTCTCCAAGAGCAGAAATTGCTTCTTCATATTTTTGTTTAAATTCTCTTCTTTTTTGATCTCTTTTATTTTTTTCTTTTTCTTTTGCAGTTTTTATATCTTGCATATCGTCTTCTTTTGGCTCTAAATCTTTATCGTCTGATTTATATTTTGTAAAAAGATTAATCCCTTGAAAAACATCAGTAATATCTGCACCGAATGATTTATCTTTCCATATATTTATCATTTGATCAATATTACTAACTTCAGGACCTGTATCGGTGGTAGGAATTTCTGTTGTTGCCTGAGTTTCTTCTCCGCCGGCCTCTATTTCTTTCGCTCTTTTAGCTTTAGCCGCTGAAATTTCTTTTGCTTTTTGTCTAGCTGCTTTTTCTTTTTCTAAGCTCTTTAATTCTTTTGGACTTAAATCATTTATTGTCAATCTAGCATCTTCAAATTTACGGCTATCTATAATTTTATCTAGTTGATCTTTATTGGACATCCACACAGGTGGTTGCGTCTCGATATAATCATATCCAAGAGTAAATAAGCCATACTTTAACTCAGGAGGCGATTTACCTTTCTCTATAGGCAACTTAGATGGAGTAGGAATTTTAAATTTTTCAGCTATTTCTGGCGTTATAAAGAAATAAACTTTATTTGCATTCATTCTAGATGCAATCAAATTAGCTACTGTAAGAGATGTAAGAAACGGAGATGCCAATCTTACAGCTTCATTTGATTCTTTATCGTAGGCAGCAATAGCAAATTTTCCATTTCTACTTACAACATTTCTAAATTCTGGTCTTTCCGCTCCTTCTTCGTCGCTAACGTTAGGTGTCGCTGTTGTTTCTAATGTTTGTTTTGTTTCTTCAGCTAGTAAATATATTTCACTATTTATTTCATTTAAAAAGTTTTCAAAATTTTTAACTAAAAGAAAAGGTTTTTTATTTATAGTTTTAGATTTTGTTAATATTTTTGTTGTAAATTTAGCAGATTGTTCTTTTAAGTCTTCTATATCTTTTAATAATTCTTTTCTTTCTGAACTATCTGTATTTGAAGCTATCTCATTAATTTTTTTAAAAATTTGAGAATATTGCATTAAAGAATCAAGTATTTCTGCATAAGCTTCTCCTACAAACATTTTTCTAGTATCAGAAGAAAGTTTTTCTGCACCCGGCGTATCAGGAATAAAATCTTGAATAATAGAATTAAATTTTTTAATCGCAAATTTTAAAGATGTTTTTAATTTAGAAATTTTTTGATTATTTAAGTATGAAGAAAATTCTTCATCAATCATTCTTTCTATAAAAATTGGATCATAATCTCCGGATTGAGTTTCATCGGTAGCGTTTGCCTCTAGTAATAATTTACCTTCAGATAAAACTACATTTAATTTAACGCTATCAAACAAAGATTTTTGTATATTTTCTAGGCATAAATCTACATATTGAAAAATTATATTTTGTTTTTTTATAAGTCTAATACTTTCAGTTAAATTTTCCTGTACTGGTTCATCAGATGATTTAACTTTATATAAGCCAAAAGAAATTGCATCATCTTTAGTTATAACTTTATATATAACATCTTTTACTGCCTTAGCGGCGGATGCTATAGCCATATTTTTTTCTTTATTTTTTTCATCTATATCTATTAATTGAATTTTATCTCGTACAGACGTACTTTTCCCTTGTTGTTTTTGTATTTCTATTCTTATTTCTTTTATTTTATCATTTAAAACTTTTTTTACAAAGTTCAAAGAACTACGATCAATAGGAGTCTTTGAATTACTTATTTTATAAGAAAAAGCTCTTAAATCAGCAGCCAAAGAAACTAGTTTACTAAAATTTGTAAATTCTCTAGAGCTTTCAGCAATATATCCAAGCTCTGAAAGATATTCTTTTACTTTTTCTATATCTTTTTCTTTAATTTTTTTGAAAGATTCTTCATCGATATTTAAATTATATGGATCAGACTTTAATTCTGCTATTTCTAATCGCTTCCTTGAAGCAATATCTTGAGTGTTACGTAAATATTCTGTATCTTTTCTTAATTTTTCTAAACGATCTTCTTCTGCTTTTTCTTGTTCTGGAGTTAAAGCTTTAAAATCACCAGATTTTCTATAAAAAGATGAAGCAATTTTTCTTTCTTCATCTGGTACGCCACTTATTGCGTTCATAACCTGCTTTGCAACAGCTGGATCAGAGTATAATTCTTCTCTTGCTTTTTGTTTTTCTTCTTCGGAAGTTGAAGGATCTCTACTAAAAATTATATTAAATAATCTTCTTTCTTTTTGTTGCTTTGTTTCCACCGGTTCAGTAGAAAATCTTGCTGGTAAATATTTTTTAGCATTTTTTTTCTCTTCTTCAGAGGCATTTGGATCCTGTACTATTGAGAGAGCGCCCGAAGGAAGCAAATATAATTTTTTTCTAGCATCAGCTTTTTTTTCTTCTGTAGAAGAAGGATTTAATATTATAGATTTAAGATATTCTTGATTAACTCTTCTTTCTTCTTTAGCTTTTATTTCTTTTTCTTTTTCAGAAGCACGTAAATCTCTAGCTTGTTTTGTTTTTAACTTTGCTAAAATTTCTTCATGTGGTATTTCTTTTAAATAATTTCCTTCTTTTTTTGATAAATCAACTACTATATCATATAATTTTTTAGTTATTTCTGACGTGATTCTATCTGTATAATCATAATATCTTGATTTATCGTAAACTATTAAAAAATCTTCTGTTTTTTCTTTAATTAATTCTTTTATACTTGAAATAATATCTTCAATTTTACCAGCTTTATAAAAATCTGGATTTTTTATCGTCTCTTCATAATCTTGATCTAGTATAGCCATATTTTCACCTCTTAAAACTGATTTTCTGATATAGTATAAAATTTATCTATCTTTTTTACTAAAATAGGAATTATAGTTTTAATTACTTCATCTATAATCTCATCTTTTTTTTGTAAATATTCTTCTTCGGAAGCTACTTTTGATGTATCAATAGGAGCTTGAGGAGCTGGTGCTTCTTCTGGAGCTTTTTTACGACCAATCCTAACTTTTGGTTTTTTTTCAACTTCTGCTTCTGCTGCTTTTTTGGCTGCTTCTGCTTCTGCTGCTTTTTTGGCTGCTTCTGCTTCTGCTGCTTTTTTGGCTGCTTCTGCTTCTGCTACTTTTTTGGCTGCTTCTGCTTCTGCTGCTGCTTTTTTAGCTTTTGCGCTTTTTTCTTCTTCTGCTTTTTTAGCCGCCTCTTCCGCTTCTACTGCTTTTTTAGCTGCTTCTTCTTCTGCTTTTTTAGCTGCTTCTTCTGCTTCTAAAGAACGTACAGCAGTTTGCTCTTCATCTTCAGGTGTTTTAATAATTTTATCTTGTTTATCAGAAATAAGATCATCTTTTGAAACACCTAAACTTTTAGCAACTATTTCTATTGCATCCTGAATAGCTTCTTTGATAAGTTTTAAGCCTTTGTTTAAATCTTCTTCTGTTGTAGGATCATTATTTTCTATATAATCCTCCATTACTATTTCTTGCAATTTTTCATCGGAAAGATTAAGAAGTTTTTTAATTTTTTCTTTAATTTTTATAATTTTTTCAGAATTATTTGCTTCTTTTAATAAAATTTTTATTTTCATTTTATAATTCCTAATTTATTGATCTGCTGTAATTAAATTTGCAATTCTATTAGCTAAAGAAGCTTTTTTTTCATTGTCACTTCTTCCTGTTGATTTTTGATCAGACGCTACATTTGCTGTAGTTGGCTCTGATGTCGGTCCTTCTTCAGAAGAAGTTTCTGGTTTCATTTTTTCTTTTGCATAATCAATCATAGCTTTTTTTATCCTTCCTATTACAGCGCCAGTACTTAGAATAAGGCCATATAATTGGTTGCTGGCATTTTCCTCTCGTTTTGGCAGTACGCTTGTTCTTAATAATTTAAAAAATTCTTCAACCAATGTTTCAAAACGATCTTTTTCTTCTTGTTCATTTATTCTCATATTTTCTTTTATAATACCAGCAAGAAGCATTAAACGATTTTTAATTAAATTTTCTTGAATTGTTTCAATTTTTTGAGTTTTTAAATAATTTTCAAATAATAATACTAAAGTTTTAATATCTTCTTCAATAATTTTTGTTGTTAAAGTTTTATTTATTGCTTTAAGTTGTATAAATAATTTATTATTTGCAGGTTTAAAAGAATTAAGTTCAGCTGGAGTCGGCGCTCTAAAGTTACCCGAATAATTTATTTGAAGCGTAGTAGGTGATTTAGCTGGCGCAACTGGCTCACCTTTATCAGCTGGCGCAACTGGCTCACCTTTATCAGCTGGCGCAACTGGCTCAGTAACTGCTGCTTTTCCTGCTGGTGCTGCTGGTGGAGCAGTAGTTGCTGCTGGTGCTGCTGGTGCTGGCGAAGACGCAGGAATTGGTCTTTTACTAGTATCTTTAGACGCTCCCAAAGAACCAATATTAGCTTTTCGAGTCAACATTCCGCTGAAGATAGATCTAAAGTTTCTTTCTATACCTTTTACTTCTTCTTGAGAAAAAACATCATTAAATTTTTTATTGTTCTTATATGCATCCAATACATAATCTAATAAACTTTTATCTTTATTTTGAATTCTTAAGACAGAATCTAATAATTTATATTCTGTATCTTTTATATCCTCAAACCCAGATCTTCTCGAACCAGATTGTAGAGATACATTTGTATCAGCTTCTATTAGCCTAAAAGAAGTTAGATTTTTAATTAAATCTTTTGAACTTAATTCATTTTTAGATAAATTAATATAAGCCTTCAAAAAATCTTCTAATTTAATATTTTTTAATAAATCATTAAATTTTTGTTTTAATTCTGCTTTGAAGGCTTGAATCACTGATTGGGCATTTTGAATTTTAATTTTATTAAACTTTGCTTTAATTCTTGGATCTGATTGATATTTTATTTTATTAGCTAGCTCATCGCCAGATGTTTCTCGTAATTTAAACATTCCATTTTTTTGTTCAAATAAAGGAAATATTTTATTTTCTGTTACTGGATATCTATCTTCTTGCTCTCCTTTGTTTAAAGGAACGTTTCCTTGCTCTTTAGGTATAAAAGAGTTAAATGTTCTATCGATTATATTATCAACATTTCCTAAAATAGAATTAAAATTCTGTTTAAATACATCAAATCTTTTTTGTATTTTATCTTTATTTTTCATACCTAAAGTAAATAATTCTTCATCTGAAGGCATCTTTGATGCCCGATCATCCTTAGCTGTATCATCTTTTGCAGATATATTTTTTTCTTTATCATCTTTTTTAGATAATTCGGCAGATGTTTCTCCTCCCTTGGAAGATAAGCCTCCTACATCCTCTTTACCATCAGAATCTTTTTCACTACCTTTATCTAAAGATCCCTTTTGTGTTTGTAGAACACCAAATTCATTTTTAGGAAGAGGAATTAAAAAATTCAATAACTTATTAATTGCAGCGTTTCTTAGTCCAATAGCTTCGCTCATTCTTGATAGCTTAGTATCTTTATAAAGCTGAGCTATTAATTTAAGTCCTGCGATATAATCATTTGCTGCTTGTGTTTCTAATCTACCATATTGATGCTCTCTACTGACTCTTCTATACATATTTCTAAAAGCACTAATTGCATCATCAAACTCAGAAGAAGTAGGTGTTTTTTTATGAAATGAAAATCCTATTTTATCTAGTTTATCATTAAATTTTTCTAAAGGTAAAACACCTGCTTTATCATATAAATTACCTTCTTTTGTATTATATTTTTTATGTATATTTAATAAATTTGTAATTAATTGAGTTTCATCTTGTGAACGCTCTCCTCTTATAGCCGGATCGCCGGCTAAGCCTCTTTGACCCTTTGAGATATCTAAAGATGCTCCTATTTCTCTAGCATTAGCAGCTAAAGAGCCGGGTCTTTTAGAAAATGGTTCTAATTTTGATGGAACATTATATTCGTCTTCTTTTCCTACTGGTCCTGCTGGCTCGGTAATTGCTGCTGGTCCTGCTGGTGGAATAGTAGTTGCTTTTCCTGCTGATCCTGCTGGTGGAACAGTTGGAGTTTTTCCTGCTGGTCCTGCTGGTGGAATAGTAGTTGCTTTTCCTG